AGAGAAATAACTACGGCTGCCGTCATGGGAGTTGTATCAACATTTAGTATTATCACTTTATCAACCAAAGAAGATTATGGAACAAGCAAAAAATGAGATTAAAAAGGCGGTCGTTAAGAAAGACCGGCTGAATGTTGTGTATAATGAACGCTTCTCTGAAGCAAACTACACGAATGTAATTAACAAGAGCTGCGATCAGATCATTCACAGCGATTTAAGGGAGGCGTTTATTCGGCTTAGATTGCATCTCGTCGTATTGTGTGAACAGCCAGAGGCTTCTAATATCAACAAGGATAGCTTTTCTTCTCCGGGCTATGCAGAGACACTAGAAAATTATATCATTACAGGTTATGCAAATGACAGCGTCGATGGTGTTTCTGGAATTACTATCATGGGGTCTAAACTTCTTCAGTCCGGTAAAGTTGTTGATCTAAAAATCTTCGTCCCTCTTCTTGATGAACAATACCCTTACTATGAGGAATTAAGTATTGACGCTGCCGCTTGTGATGCGGAAGTTGAAAGTTATCTGTTTGAAGAAAAATGGGGAGTCAGACAGGAACGACTGGATTTCGAAACAGATGAACCGGAAGAAGCCGTCGTAATTGAAGAAGAAAAGCCGAAAGGGAGGGGGCGCAAGAAGCGCTTAGAAACTCCTGCACCTCTTGACGCAACCGCATAAATCACTCTTGGGGGATTAATCTCCCCCATTAAACAACACTCTAAATCATGAATATTGAATTAAAAGGAGATAATTTCGAATTATCATTCAACTATAAGATTTCTATTATAGAACGGGTTCGGCAGATTCCCGGAAGACGTTTTGACGGTGCTAGAAAAGTTTGGATAGTACCTACACGGAGTAGAGTTGATCTTGAAAGAATGATTTATCAGATACAGCAGTTTGAAAATATAAATTGGGTGAGCGGAACTACAAAGAAAGAGGAAGATATTGCTTATGATGTTCCGGAACTTCCAGATCTAACAATTCCGCATAGCTTAAAAATTCAGCCTTATCCCTATCAACTCAAAGGTATTGCCCGGGGATTGGAGCTAAAGCGCTTCATGAACTGCGATGAACCAGGACTCGGAAAGACATTACAAAGTATTGCTACCATCAATCTAGCGAACGCTTTTCCCTGTCTTGTCATTTGCCCATCATCATTGAAAATCAACTGGCAACGGGAATGGGAGAAGTTTACGGATAAAAAAGCAATGGTACTCACAGATAAAGTACGTGATACATGGACCTTCTTTTATCAAACAGGAATGCATCAAGTCTTTATCGTAAACTATGAATCACTAAAGAAATACTTCGTACAACGCATAAAGAAAGCCGAAGGCTGGACGCTGCGCGATGTGGAATTTAGAAACTCAATCAATTTATTCAAGTCTGTTATCATTGATGAAAGCCATCGCTGTAAGTCTGCATCTACTCAACAGGCAAAGTTTTGCAAGGGTATTTGTACAGGTAAAGAATGGGTGATAGAGCTTACAGGAACACCGGTAGTAAATCGGCCTAAAGATTTGATTCCACAGCTGGCAATTCTAAACCGTATGGATGATTTCGGTGGCTACAAACCATTTGTTAACCGGTACTGCTCCGGACAAAGAGAAGCATCGAATTTGAAAGAATTGAACTTCAATTTATGGAAATATTGTATGTTTCGTCGTGAAAAGTCTCTCGTCCTTACAGATCTTCCAGATAAGATACGCCAGGTAAATACATGTGAAATTACTAATCGTAAGGAGTATATGGATGCAGAGCGTGATCTTATTATGTATCTACAGAAATATAAGGATGCCGACGATGAAAAGATTGAAAAGGCTCTGCGAGGGGAAGTCATGGTACGTATCAATATTCTACGGCAGATCTCCGCACGTGGAAAAGTACGCGATGTTATTGAATTTGTGAAAGACTTCCGAGAGAATGGAAAGAAGATAATTCTCTTTTGTTCGCTTCATGAAGTTGTAGATCAACTGAAACGTTACTTTCCCACTGCTGTATCTGTTACCGGTAGAGATTCGCAGGATGAGAAGCAAAGAGCGGTTGATGCCTTTCAGAACAATCCAAAAGCGGATATAATCATTTGCTCGATAAAAGCGGCTGGAGTTGGTTTAACGCTTACTGCATCAAGTAATGTCGCTTTTGTTGAATTCCCTTGGACGTATGCTGATTGTTGTCAGTGCGAAGACCGGGCACACCGTATCGGGCAAAAAGACTCTGTTACCTGTTACTACTTCCTTGGCCGGCGCACTATTGACGAAAAGGTCTATCGCATAATTCAAGAGAAGAAAAACATTGCTAATGCTGTAACTGGTTCTACCGAGGATATTGAAGAAAATATCGTCGATATGGTTGCACGTATCTTTGATACTGATTATGATGATGAATAATTTAAGTCTGCAAAGATATGAATCTAATCAGGCTGAACTGGTGACCAAATGATTTCTCCATTGATATATCTGAAGTGTATTGAGGAACGGTTTGCAACCTTCTCTCCTGAAAAAGAAAATTCTTTATGAAAATTCTCACTTTCATGGTTAATGGTAATAACCAATGTATCATTTGTCGTGACTTTCTCTGTATTGATTTTATAAGATACAGATGTTTCAAGTCTACTTGAAGGGCGGATTGTTCTATTACGATATATTGTTGACATATATTTGTTTTTTGCAAATATAATAATAATAAACTAATAAGCCTTGGGCGGCTTTATAAAACCCAGTATTAGAAAGTATGAATAAACTTGGAATTTTGGCGGCTATCGTATTTGTCGCAATTCTTGTGGGATGTTTTGTTACCATCCCTTATTATAACGTTTGGCAGCAAGAAATGTCTGGAAAGGCTGAATTCGCTAAAGCAGAACAAAACCGTAAAATAAAGATTGAAGAAGCTAAAGCTAATCTGGAAGCTGAAAAACTGAATGCCCAAGCTGAAATCGAACGTGCCAAAGGTGCTGCCGAAGCGATTAAAATTGAAAATGGAAGTATTACTCCTGCATATATCCAATATTTGTGGGTACGTCAACAAAGCAATCTGAATGATAAAACTGTGATATACATACCAACGGAAACAAACCTTCCTGTTTTGGAAGCGTCGAGAAATAAATAATAAATCTGCTATGCGGTAGATTCTTGTTTACCGCATAGTTCAAATCAATTTAGATATGAATAGAATCCAATTGCATAAGTCCATTCAGCACGTTACAACCGCTAATGGCAAATTGAGTGATAAGACAATAAAGTTAATCAATAAAATGGCAAAGAAAGCGTATGGAAGTAAATGATATAATGCAGCATATCGATGAATTGCTGCAAAACTACTCAAATAAAGAGTGTGCGGAGATTTTAAAAGAGGTAGTAAGTGAATGTCAGTCACGCATTGAGAATTGTGATGAAGGTGTTTACACTAATTCATAACAGAATAGAATTGAATGAAACGTCCACAGAGTAATGGATTATTCGAAGTTGCAGGAGGTCAAGAGAAAGAACGTGGCTTCTGCTGCATGAAACTGATAACTTTCCTCTCTGCTAATAATGTAACAGATTGGGATGAATGGCATGGAGCGCATCTTTCTGCTATGTCAGGGAGATGTCCCTATGCTTCGCAGTGCCCAATTCATGAGAGAACGATAGCAGTAGTAGGTAGAAGACCAATACAATTTAGCTTATTTTGAATAATGACTAAAGAAAAGTGCATTTTATGTGGAAGAGAAACGGTATCGGTTATTAAAACTGGTACCGACTTTATGTGTTATAATTGCTATGCAGATCAGCGTAATCCTCCACGTTCAAAAGAAGTACATAATAACGAGGAAGCTCGCATACAAACAGAGTTTTTTAAACTTATTCCTCTATATTTCCCTAATATACCTGACAAACTTATATTTGCCGTTCCGAACGGTGGAAGCCGTCATATACGTGAAGCTGCTAACCTGAAACGTCAAGGAGTAAAGCCTGGTGTTTCTGATGTGATCGTACTTATTCCCAAAAAGGGCTTTGCTTCTCTCTGTATAGAGTTTAAAACGAAGGTGGGGAAACAATCAGAATATCAAAAAGAGTTTCAAAAACAGGTTGAAAGTTGCCGTAATAAGTACGTGATAGTCCGAAGCGCATCACAGGCAATCGAAGAATTACGAAAATATCTTTCTTAATAGAATTGAAATTTGTAATACTGAAATTCCACAGATTGAAATAGCTTTTATATGATAGGGGAGAGGGCGTCTATTTTTTATATCCTTGCTCTAAAATTACAAGTATGACATTTGAAGAAGCAGTGTTGGACGGTTAGGAAAAAACTATTTATAATTAAAAACGAGTATCTGTGGTGAGCAAACTCTGACCTCTTTTGTTCTTAATGAAAAGATTCAGAGTTATGAAAAAGCAAATAGAGATACATAAGATAGATATATCTAGCGTTCTGCCGCTTAGATTTGCAGACGAAGGTATAAAGGCCGGTTTTTCTTCACCAGCACAAGATTATTTGGAACAAGCTATTGACTTGAACAAAGAGCTTATAAAACACCCAGCATCGACTTTTTACGGTCGTGTGGTGGGAGATTCTATGAGAGATGAAGGAATATAAAATTGTTCCATTTAATATATCCCTTTTAATAATTGATAGTCTAATATTTCTTTTTAGATTTGAAAATGTAGTGACGTATTTGCACCTCCCTGAGGTAACAAATGTCATCTTCAAACTGTTATTTAAATTCACTTATTGGCTAAAATCCCTCTATACAATCAGAATAGCCTCCATAATTTTTACTAATAAGGATTTTAATGTATATACCACTCCATTGTCCATCTTTACATGGGTTAAAACCATGTTTTATTTTATTTACAAATTAATTTAACACCCACTCAATTGGCCTCTATAAACAATAGATGTGACGTAGTAGCCTGAGAGAACAAAGCCATTAAAACAAAGATAGGGGAGGGTAGTAAAATATACTCACTACACACTTTTATTATTTAACACAAAGATAATGAATATATTAATGTTATTGATAAAAAATTCAATTACACGAAATAGCGATTAGCGTTTTCTAAGTTAAACTAAAAAGACATCTAATAAAACGATATATAATTATTAATCTCCGTTAGATATCTTTCGACAATTTCATCTTCATTTACATTCCCACCCTCCATCAAACTCAATAATACAGATTCGTATATTTCATTCTTGAGCTGTTCAACATCAAGTTTATCTTCTAAATCCTCAATAATCGACTCAGCCGTTATTTCATAATTTTCTTCCATTGCAATATCCATGGCTCTATAGTCTAGCACCGTTTTATATATCTTTTTTGATATCATCTTTGCTTTCTCTTCAATATTATTATCAGGAGATTCTTTGATTGATAAAATATATTTGCTTGATGAGTAATCAGCCTCTGGACTGCAGTCATAAAAAGATACTTTCAAATCAAATAGTATTTTAAAGAAAGGATTGCTATCTATCAAGTCATTTCTACTGATCCAACCTTTTAAAACCCCTTCATATAAAAGTAGCCAATTCTCATCAGTTAGCGATTTTTCCGTAAACGAATGGGCTAAATTCTCTATTTCTGACTTCAGCAAGGAGGTTGGACTGAACTCCGGTCTACTATTTACTATATCTAATAAAAGTAAAGAGGATATTGCATTTTCCATTTTCAATATTAATACACTATCATGTTCAGTTATTGGCAGATCGAACCTTTTGCACAACCAAAGAGCCCAAGATACTTCCAAATCTTGTTTTAGTGGAATATGATCTCGAAAAATACAATCTACAATACGGGCTAGCTTCTTTTTTGAATCATCCTTTAATAAATATGAATATGAATCTAATATTTTGTAAGCGATATTCAAGATACTTGGATCAAGCATTATAGTTTTAAAAAGAAGATTCTCAAATGTTTTCCATTCCTGGCTCTCTATCTTTACCCTTAATGGATTTTTTGGATCAAAAACTCGTAATCCATATCGAAATATTTGTCCGATTTTTCTCGGATTCTTTTCTGCAAACTTCCAAATCAAACTAAAATATATTCTGAGATTTGTATCTGTTATTTTATTTAGATTAAATTTGGATAAATCTATGGCAAATTGATCTTCAAACTCAAAAGGAAATTCTCTGATCTGTATTTTTTCTTCATTTATTGATAATCCAAATTTGTCTAGCAATCCTTGCATAAATTTCAATAAATCTTCTGCTTTTGATAAAGTATCAACATAAAAATAATAGTCGTCAAAATAACGGCACCCTACTATGCTATTATCATATATTTTAATACAGCTATCTATCCTAGAACAAATTAATTCCGAAATAATAAATGAAATATCAGTACCAATAGGAATACCTATCGTCTGGTTACCTTGACAATTTCTAATGTATTTATCAATTTTATCAGCCTTATCATAAATCACACAGTCCCTATCTCCACTATCAACTTTAGAAGCTATTTCTCTTTTAGATAAATTGTAAATACTTTTAGCCTTTTCTTTCCCTAATAAAGCCCATGGGACAGAATGAGTATAAATACTAGGGTAGAATCTCGAAATATCTAATATTATCTCAACTTTTTTATCAAATGAAGCTTCCAAACATTTTTCTCTAAAATCAGAAACGCCCTTACATGATGTTGAGAAACTTCTCCTAGATAATTCTTTATGATACAAAGGTCTAGATTGTGAGAAAGGCGATGCATCTATAACGTGATCTATTTCATCCCAGGTATCAACTACTTGCTCAACTAATTTCATATAGTGTAATGGGTTGGGGATACCGATATATCTTCTTGACAATTTACCTTTGGTTATAGAATACCTACAAGGGAAAGATGATGGATATTTTTTTGTATCTATTTTATCCATTTCCCGCTTAATCATAGCATATTTTGTACCAAAACTAAACGTATTAAATGGTTGTGGTAACTCTTTCGGGAAATATCCTCGTAACAAAATATCTTCTACTGTTGGTTTCATATATAGTGAATAATGGAATCCCCTTTGGCATCATGCGCCAAAAGGTTAATCTAAACCTTAATCCGATTACGAATTACACAATGAAAAGGGATCCATATTTTAAATATAATTAATTGACGGGGCTAAAGTACAAATTAATTATATACAAACAAACTCTTTTGTTTAAAATAATTGTATTCAATGCAAACATACTACTTTTCTCTTATTATGTACATGCCGAACTTTATTCTCAACTCAACAGTAACACCTATGTAACCCTTCTAGGGAGTTTGATTGTGTGCTGTTGATAGGGAGGGTTACAAAACAAAGAGATAGCTATTCGGCTACCTCTTCTTTATTACTTTCTAATTTTAGACGAAACTCTCGGAGCTGGTCAATAGCTGTATTGAACGTAGGGTTCTCCCAGTTTTTGGAAATTATTTGTATCATGGTACTTAAAAATGCGCCACAATCAACAATACGAGCGGCTTTATCTAATTGAAATTCTTCGCTCGGATAAGCCTTATTCTTTAATATATCTTGTGCCCAAGTAAGAATTTCCTGAACAGACTCATGGTCGTATTTATGTTCTTCTTCCATTACTTTATATTTTTAGGCAAAAGTAGAGAAAGTTATTCAAAAATAAAAGCCCCGACTACACTTAGTCGAGGCTCATTCCTTTTGGAGTAAATAGCGTATTATCTCTCAAACTCAAAATCTAGCAATTTTTCTCAGCAGGGAGATGATACAACAGACATCCACGTCTATTCACAAATATACTATTATTCTTTTAACTTGAATACTATTCTGTCAATTATTAGAAAAAATGAAGATTAATGATTCTAGTATTTTATAGAAGGTATAAAGAAATAGTTTGGTTACTTCTACTATTTTTTTCTAGTTTCATCTTTGACTTTATCCCATTCTCGCTTAAACATATTCTGGCATTCATTCACAAGAACCTCATATCTAATATTTTGATAACTCACATCGAATGAAACAATTGAAAAGGTATTTATTATATCATCTAAAATGGAAATAATTTCGGCATCCTCCTTCGGATTCAATTTCATTTTTAATAGAATTGACTTTTCAACTATCTCTCTTTTACTTAAGCCTGTTTTAAACTCATCTTTTATAGTATCTGAAATTATCTTGTTTTTATTAAATTCTATAGTCATGGCTTCTATTTCTTCCTCAGTAACGAGATCAATGAGTTCTTGAGTTATTACCATTGAAGATTCATTAATTATCTTATTACTATTTAAGAGATAAAAAATTACTGATGACAATAATACAGAAAACTCATTACGAACATCTTGAATCCACTTTATCCGCTCTGAAGTTATAACATTAATGTATTGTGATGTCTTTAGATTCTTCCTTGTATACAATTGAGCGACAAATGCTGCAATAACGCCTGAAGAAAGTAATAATAACAATGTTTCCATAATTAATTTATTTTTTTGACAAATATACTATTTTTCAACTATCTTATACACTATTCCCCCAATTATTATTAAGACTATGATACCTATATACACTTTATCTTTATGCATGTCCCACCAAGAAAGCTCTATCATCTTCTCCTTCTGATTCAAAACAGCATTGACCTTATTACTAATAGTATCCAACTGGTTTGAAAGCTGCTGTAATGTTATAGATAATGTTTCATCAACTTCCGTCCGTTCCTGATCCTGCTTGGTTGCAGTAGTGATACTTTCTTTCACCGGATATTGTTTCCCTGTTGAATCAGGTGGTGAAAGATAAACAATCGTATTCTCTATCTTCAAATCGCTTAATCGGTCATTCACAATCTTCGTTTGCTTGCTTAGACCTAAACGCAATTCTTCCATTACTTTTAGGAGATACTGAAATTCACCGGAATAGTCAACCCGCTTCTGTATATCAATATTGCGAGAAGTCTTGCAGGATGACAACCATATTCCCGACATCAGGAACATGGTTATATAAATCAAGGCTTTCATAATTCCAGGTATTTGGCAATTCCCTCGACGTGTATCCGTGCAACCGCATCCTTCCCCCGTGGAGATAATAAGAACTCCACATCTTCCTTATTGTCCTGAAAGAAGTTCTCTGTGAGCACTGCCGGGCAATTTGTATCCCGACAGATGGCAAGGTTTTGTTGCCAATACAGTTGCCCAGGCGTCTGCTTGCGAATGGGAACTGGAACACACTCTGCTGCTTGGCTCAGGCAGTCAGCCAACTTCTTGCTGTTACCTGACGCATTGTTCGATACAAATACGCTCCATCCTTTTGCTTTCATCCAACTAGCACCGGAGCCGGCTGCATTACAATGAATAGAAATAAGGATAGCTTTCTTCCCGGTTTCTTTATAGATAACATTAGCTCGTCGACATCGCTCGGACAATGGAACATCTGTGTCCTCTTTAACGATGCGCTCGGCATCAATTCCCAACTTACGCAATCCGACTACTACCATATCGGCAATCTCACGTGAATAAGCCCATTCCATCAGCCGACCATCCGGCGAACGTTTGCCAGGAGTATTTTCCCCATGCCCGTTGTCAATTAGTACTTTCATTTTGCACCTCCTTTTTGTAAGTAGTTCGTTAAATAGGGGATGTTCTTTATAAACTCAACACTTAATACATAGTGCAAGAAAGCTACTACCTTATGGCCATTGCTAGAGTTGGGTAGAATTTCTTTGATATTCCTTAGAATGTTCACCCCGTAGAAATAGAAAACGCTATACGTAATAAATGAAACACATTGTAGCGCACCTTCCGGATTTCCTTTGTGTTCACCAATAAAGTAGATGCAGCTAACCAAGGCAAAGAAAATAGTTGCTTCTACGATACACCTCCAAGCCTTTTTAAAAGAAAAACTCTCATGATTGATAAGGAGTGCAGTAAGTAGCCCGCAAATGAAATTGAGGGCAAATACAGCAATAAGACTTTTGATCTCCCCAGAAATAGGATTGAGATAAGCAGCTATGCCGGTAACCAATCCAATAAGTAAGTTTTTGAAATAATCCATATCATTTTTATCTAAAATATTAATACTTTATTTTAATACCTCGCTACAATCATCAATAGCTGTCTGAAATACTTGTTTCACTTCGCCAAAGGTTAGCCCGTGATCCTCATGTAGAGAAAAGCCGGTTACTCCATTTCGCGAAGTATTGAAGAAACCTACTGTGGCTTCATCCTTAATAATCTCGGCAGTAATATCTTTGATAGCTTCGGTACCACGGGTTGACATTCTGTACTTAATCCTGATAGCGTCCGTAACCTTAATTGTGGCAGTACTGTTAGTTGATGTAATGTTCATTCTTTACCTCCTCCTTCAATTAGTTCATTAATTTGCCCGAAAGCACCTGCCGTAAAGACATCTGCACAAATCTCCTTTAAGAGAGTAGCGTCTTCTGTTGTAATCTCAAGTATTCCTCGGTTATTTATGATTTGTTGGAGCATATTGTAGGCACGTAGTTTTTTTGCCATATCCATACCTGATTGAGGATTCATACCGGCAGCATAAAGCGCTTCCGAAACCATATCACGAAGAAACTGCTTCTGTTCCTTGCCATTGACTATTTTAATGGCTTCCTTACCTCTAAAATCTATTAAAGGTTTGTTTAAATTTAATTTCATAATCATTAATATTAAGCGATTGATACTAATAGTCCTTTTCTGAATTTCATATTACTACCAAAATCGAAATCAATACCTTGGTAATAGTTAATTCCACCATTTCCATCCCTAGATGTAATACAGCCGAAATTATCAGCCAGGCATAGTTCACTTGATAATGTTCCTTTCACATAAACACCTCCATCAAAGAAGCCTGCATACGTTGTATTTGCTAGTGGATAGCTTCTGTCTGATGCATTTAGATTTCTGGAGGCATAAATACAAGCTCCACCAAAATTAGAACCAATAGCAGCAACCCCAAAACGTCCATCTGTTTCTGCATTGAAAGTGACATTGACAACTCCTTCTTTTGATGTTCCAGAGCCTAGTTTTAGACTTCGTGATGTTCCTCCAAAATATCCTGAACGCGTCCATACAAGACGTCCATTTTCGATAGTAAAACCACCTATGAACCCGGAATCAGCGTCTATCCTGCGAACCTTTATCAAATCAGTATTCAAATATCCACCTACAACAATGGTAGTACCAAGTTTTGCATATTCAACTGCATCCTCAAATGCCAATTTACCCAATCCGTCTCGATCAATCTTGGAGTTAATCATTGTCTGCAGATCACTATGCAGTGCGGTGATTGTAACAGCACCTTCCAAATTAATTTTAGATGAGTGAATCGTCGTTTCACCTGCTGCCTGGTTAATATAGGATATAAGCGTATTGCCGTTTTCCAGTTCTTTAGAAGCATATATCTTATTGCCGTCTGCTGTGGTAATCCACCCGGCAGTATCTATCCGCTGCATCAAGCTATCAACTCGAGTTACTTGTGCGGAGATTTGAGTATTGAGCACTTTCAGACCGGCACTACACTCATCGGAATAGCTTTTCAATTTGTCTTGTATAGCTTTGTTTGCTCCTTCAACAGCGGTATTGAAACCGGATAAAGCAGAGTTGAATAAAGCAAACTTATCATCTACATTCTTTTTTTCCTCAACAGTCGCTTGTCCATCTGCAATAGCCGTATTTATTGCAGCAATAAGATTATCAATTGCACCTGACAAAGAAACCTTAGCATTAAGTAGATCTGTTTTAGCAGAGCCTTCCAGATAGGCATTCACATATAGTTTATTATATGTAGCTTCAACGGCAGATTTCGTATTCTTAACTGTATTCAGATACTTCTCTATTGCTTTCGCTTCCGCCCCGTCAATAATATCATCAGCAAAAGCTCCATCTACGTAGTCATGTAAGCCATCGACTGAATCGGCTGCATCTTGTGCGGCCTTGGCTGCGTTCGCAGCGTCCTCTAAAGCTTGTATCGCTTGTTTCAGTGCCTCGTCGGAATATTCCTTTAGTTTATCCTGTATTGCCTTATTAGCTTCCTCAACAGCTGTGTTGAAAGTCGCTAAGGCTGAATTAAACAGAGTAAACTTATTATCGACCTCTCTTTTTTCCTCTACAGTGGCCTGTCCGTCAGCGATGACCGTATTGATAGCATTTATAAGGTTCTCAATACTTCCCATCAATGTAACCTTAGCATTGAGCAAACCAACCTTTGCAGAGCCGGATAAATAAACATTCGTGTAGAGTTTATTGTAAGTTGCTTCGATAGCCTGTTTGGTATTGTTGACAGTATTGATATACTTTTCAATAGCTTTTGCTTCTGCTTCGTCTATAATTCCGTCAGCGAAGGCTCCATCTATATAGTTATGAAGTCCTTCCGCTGAATCAGCAGCATCCTTGGCCGCTTTAGCTGCATCCTTTATTTCCTGATGAGCATCTTCCCATTCAGATAGATTTTCTAATCCGGAGGAACCGGCTTTAATTTGAATATTTCCGCCTATTTCCCCTTTTACCAAATCGAAGTACGTCTTTCCGTCCGGCGAAATAATCCGTTCTGTTGTTACACGTCCCGGGAGAATCTCTGTGAATCCGTATAATTCGACAAAACTTCTACTACCGTCATACTCACTATTAAGCACTCCAGTGAGTAAATGATAATATCCGGTTATCTGTTCCATTTTAATAGCCGTTTCACTCAAGAGGAATGTCCCTGTTTGATTCTCCTTGCTAACTTTGGCATACAGATAATATTTCTTTACCGGATCAATAAGCACCGGAGAATTGTATTCAGCCATATCCCAGTACTTGTATTCATCTGCCTTGTGGGAAGAAGAAAGAGAGCTAATACCTAGTGTCAAATGCTGAATGATTCCTGCCGGAGCGTTCAGTATTTTAGTATTGGCATTATAGGTGATATTATGAGCTAATTGAACCGGATTCGTTTTTGAATTGACAAAACGGAATTGCAAACTTTCATCACCTACAAGCAGTTGCATGGTTGAAACGGTTATCGGATTGACAGAGCCGGAGAAATTCAACAGTGCATCTTCAAGCATAGACATCGTTTCCTTCGCATCTCGGAACCGTCTCTTTGTGAATTGAAGTGCATCCTTATGCTTCTCAATAACTGTCACCTCGTTAGTTTCGATCTTGTTCAGATCACTTGAAACAGACGTGCCTATCGGTTCGTTAGACAATTCAATTTCGGGTGAATACGGATTATTCACAAAACGTTTGATTCCGATCATCCGGATAAGAGAACCTTCCGGATGAAACTGTGTGTCAGAGAAGTTTACATATCCACCTAGCACAATCTTTCCGCCTATCTCCAACCAGCGTTTTTTAGCCCAAATACCGTCCAATGTCCCGGTAAATATGAATGCTTTATCTTCATGTTCATAGAGGTATTTAGCAGCTTCCTTGAAAGCTTCCCAGCTCGCACCCGTTTGTGTACTATCGTTACAGATATAAACCTTCGGCAATTGCATTCCGAACACTGCGTATGTATCACCAACCTTCGGTCGCCAGACTTCCGGCTCCGGCATAGTAATACCATCAATTTCCTGCGGAACAATTTCAAATCGACGTGCCTCTTTCTTGTCTTTCGCTTCATGGATATACTTTACTTCGAACTCCTTGCCTGTAAGCATACCAGTCTGGAAAATAACCGTCATTGTTTCTCCTGCTATGAGACAATCTTCGAAATTCAACTCTTCAGGAATGTCTTTATCTACAAAGTCAAAGAAGTTATTCTCCTTGTTCACTTCAATAACAGAACTAACAGTACCAACACGGGAAGGATAAATAGCTGTACAGTCCAGACTATCTTCCTTTGCTGTTGTAAGTTCTTTATCAGCACGCATGACACAAGTTCCATCCGCATCTGTCTTATACGTTCTCCCTTCGTAAACAAGAGTCTTATTCTTTGGAAGTAACAGGTATTTAGATCCGTATGTAGAATAATCAATATTGCGATCTGTAGTTTCTACCAAAATTATTTCGGGTGGTATATCCCCAGAAGTCCTACCAACACCGACCTTGAAGCCGTGGCCTTTACCATACGACAGTTTCAAAGGGTTCTCCTTGTTATACTCAACTTTACGCAGATGGATAGTCTTAATTTGCTTTCCATTCACAGTTTCTTCAGTGATCTGCCATTCTGTTTCATATAGTTCTGCAAGTTGATTGAGAGCGTCAAGTATATAGGTGTGATTGTAGTTGATTACTTTCTCCGTTCCCTCAATGCAATCACCGACTTTCCAACCGGTACTCCGACGGTTCAGGTTTTCAACGAGTAGACGTAGATGTTCGTGTGCCTTAGCTGTATATGAGAACTTAATACTTCTATCAACGGTATGGCGTACTTTCCACAACATCGTATCAGCCTTCCCAGTTTCCAGAATCAATGTATATTCGAAGTTACGTTCACCGTTCTTCTTGAAATTGCTATCCTTCTTCAAGGAATAACGCTTCCCGTAGAAGTCACACCAGGAGCCAACTGGAATTTCAATATACCCCGGATGTGAAAAATACAAAGTGAGTGTATCTTCTCCCATGATAGCTTCATAAGAGTAGCTTTCATCCTTTACTTCGATTTTTATTTCCTTATCACCATTATATAAACTTATCATGTCCTTAGAATTATATCCTAAAATATAAACGTCAAATAGAAATGTATTGAATAATAGGCATAAAAGTAAGGAAATGATAGACGAATCATTGCCAAAATAATATATAACACACAACATCAACGGCATTGTCACGAAATAAATCAAAATGAAAAATATTTAAAAGAAATCACTCAAAATGTAGTTTAATTCACCTAAGTTCTCTCGGGACTACGTATGCTTTAGCTGATCTATCGAACGCAATAAGCGTAAACCTATCCTTGAACGGTTATGCAAAATTTAATAATGGATTACTTGTACAATGGGGCAGAGTTGGAGGTTCATCTACAGCTTCGTATAGTGTGACTATGCCTATCTCTTTTTATAATACTGAATATAAAATATTTGCAACTGTATATAAGCCTAGTAGTGACTCTGCCGTATATTCATCATCTCCTTTGGCAATAAATAAAACAGTTAGTAGATTTTATTTGAATAGAAATTATGCAAGTGGGGGTACTACTGGTTTATCACAAGAATCATGGGACTGGTTTGCGATAGGTCGGTGGAAATAAATTAAAAACAAATATCATGAAGTATTGGAAAAATGGATTCTACGATGAACCGGTAGACGGTTCGGTAGAAATTACAGAAGAGTATTATCAAGAGTTACTGGCTGGTCAATCTACCGGCTTGATAATAGCTGAAAGCAAAAATAGACATCCTATTTTGGTAGAATATGAGTACGACATTGAAGAAGTGCGAAAAATGAAAGTGTCTGAAATACAATTATTTGACAAATCAAACAGTGTCAATTCTTTTGATTTGTTGGGTAAAAGCATGTGGTTAGATAAAAGCACACGTGTTGGATTATTTAACTCAATTTCGATTGAAAAACAAATCGGTAAAACAGATACGGTATTGTGGTATGACGCAACAAAGTATGTCATTCCCGTTTCGGATGCTTTAAGAATGCTGAACGAAATCGAGATGTATGCACTAAACTGCTACAATGTAACACAATCGCACATCGCAGCAGTCAGATCATTGCAGACCATTGAAGAAATTGCAAACTACGATTATACGATAGGGTATCCGGAAAAGTTGAGCTTTCCAGGATAACCAGTTTTGAAGTTATATGCTTTAATTTCTTCTTTTGTTTCTAATTGATAGATAGCATTGATATGCCCTTGCGTGACATTATAGCATGTAAGGGCGTACAGTTCTAGTTGACACAATATATCAATAGCTTTTTCAATAGGCAAAACAAATTGTGTATCACCTAGCCAAATACTTGTTTCAGATCGACCAGATTCTCTTTCAATTGCAATAGAGTTCATAAGACCTACGCGAGTAGCTTTATTCCACCATCCATGCGTATTATCTATACAGAACTGATTCACCATATCAGAGGAATCATATAAACTTAATTCATTGAGCTTGTGTGCTCTAATCTCTTCAATAGAGGGTTCATATATAGCTAAGATCGGATATCCCTTTTGGCTTTCAGCTATGAGTAGCCCGGTCGATTGTCCTACCAATAACTCCTGATAATGCTCTTCTGTAATTTCTACCGAACCGTCTACCGGTTCATCGTAGAATCCATTTTTCCAATACTTCATGATATTTGTTTTTAATTTATTTCCACCGACCTATCGCAAACCATGTAAAATCCCAGCCAGTCCAAACGATAGCCGGAGTTGAATTTATTCCACGGGTAAGGAATTTAAAATATGATTTATTCTTATTATTAGGGTCATAACCCGGAGCATACACAAATGATTCACCTGTAACGTTTATCCCTCCAGTAAGATAAACGTTGTAATTAGTATCATAGAAGCTGGTAGGGAAATACAGACTAGTTGTCCCCGTTGCTCCAGCTCTTGTTCCCCATTGCATTAATAAGCCATTACTATACTTGACATATCCGTTTTGTCCCAAATTTTGACTAGCTACTTGAGTTGCATTAGTTCCGAGAGAACTTTGCCAAATAATTGCGGCAAAAATCAATACTATTTTTCTACTAAAATAATCCATAATCAAATTGATGTTATAATATTTTCTACTTCCATCTTCCTATTGCGATCCATCCGAATATCTCCCCAGCTTCAATTGTTGGACCTACCGAATAGACTTTGAAATAAGATATATTTTTCCCATTTATCATTTTTACTATCGAATTCATAACAGAAGAAATAGCAGTAGTTACTACAACATACGAGGTATTATAAAAACTAGTAGGAAAGTAAACTATTTGATTTACCCCATTTCCTCCAGTTCCCCACTGAATCAATAACCCATCCGGTAGCTTATAATACCCATTCTGTCCGAGGTTCTTTGTCGTAACATTGGAAAAATCTTTCAGTGCAGCGTTCGTCCCGAGAGAACTTAGTAAAGTTTTCTCTGCATCAGTCATAAATTTTCTTGTAGTACTTTCTTCAATCATTGATGCTGGATGAGAAGCCGGATGAGAGTAATTATTAGCTCCGGAGGCTATTCCAGCAAGTTTTTCACGTTCATCATCCGTCATGAAACGATGAGTTTTATCTTCTTCAACGTCAGTCGCTGTATGTTTATGAGAACTTGCAGCATAACTACCCTTAGGTTGGTATACTGAATCGTGGTTGTGATTTCCTGCAGCCTTACTATCCCAACTAGCCTTTTCAGAATCCGTTACAAATCTATGTGTAGAATCATCCGTGAGGTCAGATGCCGAATGCTTATGTGATAAAGCTGCATAATTCCCTTTTGGTTGATACGTAGAATCATGATTATGGTTTCCCGCAGCCTTACTGTTCCAGGTCTCTTTTTCTGTATCGGTAACAAAGCGGTGAGTACTATCCGGAGTAATATCCGTTGCTCCATGTGTATGCGAACTCGCTGCATAACTACCTGCTGGCTGATACACTCCGGCATGAGTATGATTCGACGGAGAAGCACCGACTTCGGAAGCTGTATAGGATGGTTTATTTGCCGCCTTCGCCCATGCAGGTACATCGCTCGCAGGCATAGAGGAGGGGAAATCACTGATTTCAGACTTTTTGTGAGTATGCGCTTTCGGTGTACGGGCATCACTTAACCGTGAATCATCACCCTCGCATACGGTTCCTTCCGCACTACCAAAATTCTTATTAAAGGCCGAATTCTTGGTAAATGCAGGTTCATAAGTACCTGCATGATTGTGATTAGATGGAGATGCACCTACTTCGCTTGCTGTATAGGCTGGCTTAGAAGCTGCTTTCGCCCATGCTGGTACATCGCTTGCAGGCATTGTGGTAGGAAAGTCACTGATATCCGCTTTCTTATGCGTATGAGCCTTGGGAGTGCGGACATCACTCAACCGTGAATCATTTCCCTGGCATACTGTTCCGGCAGTGGTACCAAAATCTTTATTAAAAGCGGTAAGTTTAGTGATAATCAGTTCATATCTACTATCATGATTATGTGAGTCCAGAGCAGCTTTCAAAGCTTTTCCCTGTTCGGCAGAAAGCACTTTATTAGTCCCTCCACTTGTCAGATTATTAACAATATCAGAAATATTAAGTTTCTTTCCCAGCTCTGTTGCCATCGTCGTGGCAAAGTTAGGATCATTGTTAAGTGCGTTCGCTAACTCAATAAGTGTATCGAGAGCATCCGGGGCACCGGCAACAAGTGCATCGACAGCAGCTTTCACTTTTGCGTCAACTCCTGAAACCGCATTGTTAGCCGCCAATGCAGCAGCGTTCGCATCGTCCGTGGCTTTCTTTGCTAACCCTGTTTGTATAACAGATGCATCTTTGGCCGTATTTGCATCATCTGTCGCTTTCTTTGCCAAGGCAGTTTGAGCTTCCGATTCAGCTTTAGCGGCATTGGCGCCTGCCGCTGCAATCTTAGCTCCTTCTTTGGCTTCATTAACACTACCAGCTGCAGTATTAGCCGCATCCGTGGCTTTCTTAGCAAGGGCTGTCTGCTCAACAGACGCATTTTTAGCGGCATTTGCATCGTTAGTAGCTTTCTTAACGGCTTCAAGCTCTGCCGTGGCTTCTTCTGTTGCCTGTGTCATTTCCTGCACAATACCGGCATACTCTGACTTACGTTGAGACTCTGCTTCGACGCGCTCCGTTTCAGCGTTTACACGCTTAGCCTCATTTGATCCGCGAGTACCTTCCGCAGTTTTACGCACATCTTCATTCTGCTTTCTCTTGTCTTCTTCGAATGCCCGGGAAGTTTCAGCCGTAGCCCGGGAAGTTTCAGCAGTCTTTCTCTTACTTTCTTCTGACACCCGGTCTGTCTCCGCTGACTTGCGGGCAGTTTCGGCAGATACACGTTCAGATTCGACGGTAACACGGTCAGATTCGGCAGCCACACGTGAGGTTTCATTCGTTTCCCTTGTCGCTTCATCTGCTTTCCGCTTATCCTCGGCAGAAACACGGGTAGATTCAGCGGAAGAACGACCACTCTCCGCAGTTTTTCGTTTGTCTTCTTCCTTCACACGTTCCGATTCAGCAGAAGAACGACCTGTTTCAGCGGTCTTGCGTGCATCTTCATTACTTTTACGTGTTTGTTCATCCGAGACACGTTCAGCTTCTGTATCAACACGTCCGGATTCAGCAATTACCCGTTTATCTTCAGCAGTTACGCGGGCCGCTTCTTCTGTCTTACGCGCATCTTCATTTTGCTTTCTGATATTTTCAGCAGAGGAACGTCCGGTTTCAGCCGTAACACGTTCTGTTTCGGAAGTCTTTCTTTTATCTTCTTCGGACACACGGGAAGTTTCGGCAGATTTGCGTGCATTCTCATTAGTCACACGTTCGGATTCGGCATTGCCTCTCGCTGTTTCAGCATTCTTTCTAACCTGCTCGTTAGATTCTCGTGTACCTTCGTCAGTTACACGTTTCTTTTCTGCATTGTCCCGTGCAGTTTCAGCAGTAGAGCGTCCACTTTCAGCGGTTTTACGTGCATTTTCATTAGTGATACGTACTGATTCAGCAACTTCCCGGGCTTGCTCTTCACGAGAACGATTCGTTTCGGCTGTCTGCCTGGATTGTTCGGAAGCATTGCGACGGGATTCATCAGTTTCACGAGTCGATTCATTCTCTTCAACTGTGGCTTCTAACTGCCTCATATCGGTAGTTGCTGTTTGTGCATCACTCGTAGCCTTGAGCATATTATCCAAGGCAGTCTGAATCTTCTCTAAACCAAATTTAAGGCTAGTCTTAACTCCGTTGATTACTCGGTAGCCGATAGTGAAGAAGCCTTTCATGTCGCTGGCTTCGTTCAGTTCTGATATTTTTTTCTTCTTTAATGGCATAGCAAATCAATTTAAATCTATATAAAACTCTCCGTCCTCTGTTATGATAAATTCGCCCGCTTCGGATGAAAGCAAGAACTCCGTTTCTCCGATCCGGAAGCTGGTAAATACGAGTTTCAAGGTAAATTCCCACCATACACCGTTATTTAGCATGAAATCATTCGTCTGACAACTCTTATAATAGCAGGGATAGCTTTCACTCCATTCATCACAATAAAATATACGTTCCGCATCGGAATACTCATATCCTTCATCATCGACTTTAGCAGATAGCCGTGTTAAATCATGGAGTAGGGCATCGTGATTACGCCAGAACAATTCAACCGTCCCGGCCCGCATCAGGCATTTGAGAGATACTTCTTTGGTTTGGAATTTCACAACTTCACCATCGTAGATTGCCCCGTCTTGACGCTTGAAATTCTGTAATAGGTTCTTTTTTACCGTCGGAGCCTTTAGTATTTCAGCATTACTACCTTGCAATACGACTACGCCATAATCGGATAAGTCTTTGTCATCAATCTCGTAACCTTTAGGCATTGGAAGCTCATTTACGGGCTCCTGGTATTCGTAATCGACTTCTCGGGGGAAGTCGTTACTAAAAATAAATTTAGCAACTTCAAGGCCCGGATTAATAACATAGCTGCTTTGGGAAGACAGACGTAACTTATAACTCCTGCCGATTAAGGGAAAGTAAAATTCATGATAACTCAAGTCAGAAAGTATATCAATCAGTCCACCAATACCCAAACTGCCTATATATGCAAACTCAATGCTTACTTCAGCCGTATCCAATGTAGGACTAGAAAGATCAAATTCCTGTCCGTCTTCTTCCGGCCAATCATTCTTGTCCGGTTCCTTCATGGTTGGAAATGCTACCAGGTTATTATAACTTCCCTTTGTAATACATATACCCAAGCTGGTATATGCCTCTATTCCGTCAATCAATAATTGCTCTTTCATCGCTTTAATGTTATACCTTTAGTGTTTAACGTGTCTATTCCCAGCTTTACAGCGTACATGAACTCTCTTATTTCCACAAGGTTAGATGTGTAATTGGAGATATCCGATAAATGGGAAACAATAGTATCATTACCCCGAAGCATTTCAGCCATATTCTTATCCATATTTATTAGATATGACAGTTTCTCTGCTATTTTCTCTGTTCCTGAATTAATACTCTTAACTTCCTCATTTATAGAATAAGTATGCGAAGTCATTACAGCAAAGCTTCCATCTAGTTTGTTGGCTGAATCTTGCGACATTGAAGCAAATCCTTTCTTTGATGCCTCACGCTCATCGTCGTTATCATTCCAGCCGAACATTTCTGCCATTGCATCTCGTTTTGCTTTCATTTCATTAGAGAGCTGTTGCCCTTCTGCCTTCAGTGCATTATACTCATCTTCAGTCACACCGTCATCCATAGCATTGTTAAGTTTTTCTCTCCAAGCCATTAAGCTGTCCATGAATTCTTCTTTAAGCATAGAATTTACGATGGCATTCTTCATATATTCCTCGAAGTTATCAGCGAAGTCAGCAGAATCGGCGTCCATATCATTAAGCAAGTCCTGAAAGTCTGAACGAAGAGAGCTGTAATCAAGAAGCGTGGTATCAGCTATTTGCTGTTCCAGCACCTCCGCTACCTGTCCGACACCATTTGCGATTTGATCTGCAAATTTCTGCGTGTCTGAATCAAGTTGAGACCAGAAGATACCGGCATGTTCCTGAAGTTCCGCAAGTTGCTCATCGGTCAAATCAAATAATCCAGTCATACGACCACCCATTTTCTTTTTAAATTCCTTTACGGACATGCCTAATGCCTCTGCAGCTTGTTTCCAACCTTCACCGGACATATCATCTACTTCATCATAACCCTTTGAGTGTGACTTTCCAGAAGCACCAGAATTTAAGTATTGTTGCCCCAGTACTCGGGCATTTGCGCTTTGTTCTTTGATATTGGCAATAGCAGCTTCATAAACAGCGTTTGCGGTATCTCCTGTCAAGGTCTCCGCTAACTCCAGCTGTTTCTCAATTATCCGATCAAGAATATTAATATAGGATTCATACGTTTCTTTCGCTTTCTCGTATTTTTCTGTCGTATCGTCCTTAGTGAACATACTGAAAATCTTTGTTGCTACCTGTATAACGGCACTAATAACAGCAAGAATAACAGATGCCTTCTCAACTGTACTGATAGCGTTAGCCGATGTATCTGCTGCCATTTCAACACCACTCATAGCAGTCAATGCAAAGGTCCCTATTTCACCAATCAATGAGATAATTTCACCAGCCGGTCCACCGATTGATTTTCCAACATCAGTTAATGCGTCTGATAATTCATCTAACTGTGCTTTTACATCTTTCTCTGCTTTCTTTACCTTAGCATCCTTCTGTACCACCTTATCTTTCGCCTCATTGTATCTCGAAGTCTTTTCTTTTACTTTATCCAAAGCCTGTGCCTCGGTCAGATAAGCTTTTGTGGAATCAATTTTACCAGTCTTTTCGTTGAATTTAGAGGACTTGACACCATTTTCAATCTTAGCACCACCTTTTACAGCTTCTTGAGTCTGTTTAGCATTTTCTAATTCAATTTGCGCATTAGCTAACTCTTCCTCTGCTTCTGCTAGTTCTTTCTTCTTGTCAGATAATGATTGAAACGGGTTACGTGAATCCAATTCATCCATAATTGATTGAATAGTACTAGTATATTCGCGAAGCTGGTCCGGAGAAAGAACTTTGGCAGCCGTACTCTTTGCATTCTCTAATTGAGTAAGCAGAGAATTAAGAGTTTCAGAAGACGTTTCTTTCAGATTTTCAAATGCACGAACATACTCCGGAGACTCTTTCAACTTATCGTAATCCAGGCCCATCAATTCCATTCCCTTGTTTTTTGTCGCCTGGGCTATGGAACGATCAATCTGTTCTACTTGATCTGTATCTCCATTCTTTACTGCTTGTTTTCGTTGTTCCTGCAGGGTAGCAATATCTTCATTGAACTTTCGTTCAATAGCAAGGCGTTGGTCCGTATAGTCTTGATACTGATTCAGCAAATCAGCTAAATCATCCCCACGATTGTACTTTAAATCTGTAGTTTCCTTTTTTTCATTAGCAACTTTATCAAATGCATCAAACTGTTTCTTTACTGGCTCTGACTTGACATATACTGATGCATTGAAGATTTTATCTTTATTGTCAGGATTAGCATCAAAGGCGGAACGAGCATCTTCAATCACTTTTAACTTTTTGTCTTCAGCTTCGCGATCGATAGCCTGTAATTCTAGTTTATGATTGAGTTCCCTTTGTTTTAGAACCTTTTCACTGCTCTCTTTAAGCTTATTTATTTCAAGCTGCTCTAGTTGGTTTGCAGAGTCTTCTTTCATACGCTGTTGCTCTCTATTCTGCTTATCTAGCAGGAGTTTATATTTCTCCTGTTCTTCACGTAGCTTTTTCGCTTGGTCATCCTTCTTGGAAGATGAATCATAGACTTTTAATTCTTTTTCAGCCTCCTTTAGCTTCTTGACATTTTCTTTATAAGACTTTACCACAGCAGAATCTATACCTTTGAACTTTCCGGCATCCATTTGCTTCTTTTGTGCTGAAGCGATTGATTCCAATGCTTTAGTAGCATCTTCTTTTTGTTTTGTCCAAAAGGCTTTATTTTGAATGGCAGCTTTTTCTTCTTCTTTCTTTTGTTCTTCCTTTGCTTTCTTCTGAATTTCATTTATTTTCTCTACTTCTTCTTTTGCAAGACGGGCAGACTCTGCAGCTTCATTCTTCTTTTTGGCTAATCGTCCAATTCTTATACTTAATCCTGGATCTTCAATACCATCTTTTCTATTTTTTTCAGCTTCATCGATAGCCTTTTGCCATTCAGCGGTAGCTGCATCAAGTTCTTCTTGCTTCATAACAGCTCTAACCTTAATCCCCATTACATATTGCTCATTTTTATCTTTGTTGAGTAGTTTTAAAATATCATGGAGTTCCATTGTTTTAATCTTCTCTAAATCAAGATTTTTTAAAACATTTGGCATTATAGATTGAAGTTGTTTGTATGCACTTAATTTATCAAATTGACTGGATGTTTCATCTCTTATAATATTGACAAGACTTTCTGCCTTATTTTTCAATTCATCAAAATGTTTTTTTTGAGTCTCCATAGCAGCATTATGCTTTCTTATAGCTCTTTCGGAGACAGATTCTGCTGTAGCACATTTGTAAATTGCATACCCAAGCCCTGCAAATGCGGCAGCTGCTAATACATAAGGATTAGTTAACATTGCAGCAGCATTTTTTAGTTGTGCAATAGTTTGAGCTTTGAGGGCTTTTGTCAATAAGATACGAGAAGATGTATTCTTTGCAATCATTGTTGCCTCAATAGCGTACAAGCCTTTCTTTAGGACTAAATCAGCGGCCTCAATAGCACGCTGTCGATTTACAATTGCTGTTACCGTTGCATATACTTGCTTAGCAGTACTTACAGCAAGAATACTGCCTTTGTATCCTGCAAGGGCAGTCGTAACAACAACTATTAATGCTCCTATTTCTTTCAATGCTTCTTGAGCGCTTCCGTCAGCAAAGGCTTCATTCATAGATTGCGCTGCACTGGATATTTCCTTTAAGATTTCTTTTCCTAACGGGCGAAGGGCAGCTGTTATATTATTACCAAGAAGCTTCATTTGATTCTCGGCTGATGAGGACATTTCTATAAAAGCAGCTTCTGCGGCACCTGTTGCATTTTTCATTTGTTCCAGATCGGACGCAGCACCTACTGCATTTTGTCCGGTTATCATTAGTGCAGCCTGTAAAGCTTCGTCGGTACCCAATAATTCTTTCATTTTTGTAGTACTTCCGTTTGCTTCGTTATAGATCAGCTGTAATGCTTCCTGGAAAGAACGTCCGGAAAAGGCTGCATCACCTAAATGGTTAGCCGTTCCCATAATTGCCGCACGTATTTTAGTCATCGCTTCGGCTGTTGGAACACCTTGTTTGGTTATTGATACGACAGCTGCTAGCACGTCTTCAATATCAATACCGAAGGACGAGGCAATGGGAGCAGCTTGAGCAATACTCTTTCCAAGTTCTCCCATTGTAGTTTTACCAAGCTTGGCTGTGGTAAATAACATATCAGAAACAGATTCTGCTTCAGAAGCTCCTTTTTTATATGCATTAAGAATTGTAGTGATAGCATCTGCCGAAGTAGCCGTTTCTGTAACGCCGCCGATAGCAGCCTTAGCAGATACTTTTAGAATATTCATAGCATCCGCTCCATCATGTCCTGCAGATACAATCTGATATAGTGCTTTCGCTGACTCTACGGCTCCGACTGGAACCTCTCTAGTCATATCAATAACGCTATTCATAAAATCGGTAAGACTGCCTTTTATCCCGCTTGAAAGAGTAGCAACTTCTTTCATGCTTTGCTGGAACTGCTTTTCGAAGTTATATGCTTCTTTGGCTGCTTGAGTAAAAGCGATTCCCGCACTAATGCCAATCCCTCCGAATACATCAAAAGCGGTAATTTCACCGGCCATTGCCTTTATGATTCCCATCGCTTCTTGACGCCCGGAATATAGCCCTGAATTATCTATACCTGTAGCGAAATATAACGCACCATCTTTATTCTGAATACCCATATAGCATTTATTCTTAAAATATAAAGAGGAGGTAAAATTTGGCTATTTCGAGAAGAATAAGCATCTTTGCAGTGTTCTAAGACCAAGGAACGATTTTTATTTCAACGTATTAGGGAGTTGATTCGCCTACTATACCACAATATAGGCTATCAATTCCCTTTGCTACATAATCCTAATGCGTTGCAATAGATTATGTTCCTTGGTCGGAAAGAATAGGGGAGAGATAGCCTTTTTCTATAATATATAAATTACTATTCATTAGCGCCATGACCAAGGAAAATGAGAACGTATCTGTAGCGAATAAAAGGAACTACACAGAAGAAGAAATTAATGCTGCTTACAAGAAGGGCAAGGATGAAGGAAGAATTGAAGGGATGCTCGCTTATCAGAAAAGATTGATTGAGAATCTACAGCGGGATAATGCATCTCTCAATCAGAAGCTTCAGGAGATTAAAAAATAATCCCCCATATCTTCACAGATACAAGGGACTAGAAAACATACTCTAAACCAATTTATAAAAAAACAGTTAACCTAATATATAAACACAATGGCAAATTACCTTATCGTTTGACCTTTCCAGCAATATCGTTATATTTCTTTATCCTGACTGTCTTACTAGGGTCATCAAAAGACGGAAGTTCTACCCACTCGTAATCTTGCCCTTCAACATTTCCGTCTTCGTCAGTCGTTTTATTACGCTGTTTCATCACAAATGAGTACTCCTGAAGCAATATCTCTATTAATCCATAGCTACTATCCAACGTCTGATTAAACGTTAATCCTAGGGCTTCTTTTGCAATAACTAAGAATCTGCTTTGGTTATATCCTTCCAGCTTTGCAGATTCTTCCGAGCGGCTATTATCTCCGTCTCTCGTAGCGGGCTCACGTTCCGAAGCATCGTGATAGAGGTACAAAAAGGGTGATACCCTATGCGATATATGATTGCATTGAATAATATGCGTATATCCTCCCATGTCGTATTGTCAATGAGGGCTTTTTTAAACCATGCCGGCGGATCACTAGGCTTGTTATGAATGCCCAGGCAAACGACATCGAGAAGTAGTCCTCCATATTTATTCATCAATTCTGGAAAATCAGCATTCAGCTCACCATCTTTCACAATCATTTTATCAATATCTTCCTTTTCAATTTCAAGGAGAAGCGGACGAATTCTAAACCATGTCCGGACAGTGATAGGCTTTATTACAATACAATCACCGGGATCCTTTCCTTTTGGAATAGAATCTCGGTTAGTAAAATCAAATGGAATCTTGACAGGCTGCTCCGTTACAGATTCCGATTCTTGCTGAAATAAGTTCTTTATACTCATAATTTCCTCAAGGAGCCTAGCCCGTTGTACTTCCGGGCAATACTTCCGGTTATTTGCAACTAACCTTCAATACTTTCAGCTCCATCCTTCAATAGTTTGTTCCTGTAGACGGAATCGAACCGCCGGTCTCTACTTAATAAATGTAGCGCTCTAACCAACTTAAGCTATACAGGACCGTTAATTATTTTTTCGCACCACTTGGAGCAGCTTCTCCGCTTTCGACATTCGCTGCATTAGCTGGGGCTTCTCCGCCTTCGGCAATAGTAACTACTTTGCGCATAAAAGCGGTCTGTCTCTTACCGTCTACAGTAACAGCAGCTTGCATATATACACGAACAAGCAACAACTCTGCTTGTTCTGATCCGGGAGCCTGCGAAATCTTTGAGGCGATCTTACCATTCACGATGGTATAAACGACCTTCTTACCGTTTTTAGGTAATGTTTCGCACTGGAACGTTTTTGAAATAGAAGGAGTATTAAGAGGCTTTTTCCAGATGTTTTTTCCGCCTGTTGTATCTACTTCACCGCCTGCCAGTTCTTTGAGAACCTCATTTGATGGAGTAGGGATGGAGAACTCGACATAATCTGTCGTATCTTTCACAAGTTCAACATAAAAAGGTTCTTCACTGCCTTCCACTTCAATTTTTACTTCTTTGGGATCTGCAAAGTTGAATGCAACACTTCCTTTGGTCGGAAGGGGATAATCTTTGAGATCTGCACCGGGAACGCCGTCACCGACTGTTCCAAATTTAATTTTACCTACGCCCATAGCGATAGGTCTTACTTCTCCTGCCATAATTATTGATCTATTAAAATTTCTAATCTAATATTTGTACAAGCGAATTTCTCTTTCAAGTCCGGCATTGGAACACTCCAGAGAACTGTCACTTCTTTACATACACCGTCATTACTATTGATTGAATCAAGCGACTTCCGCACCTTACGCTTTAATTCTTTCATTCGTTGACGTTTTAACATACCATTCTCATCACTCCAAGGTACGAAGATATTGATGTTAACAGGCACTTTATTGATAAAGTCAAGTTCATTCAATTGCAGATGATTGATAACGATATGTTCATTGGTCAAGCCTGCTTCCGATTTGTCCTTGTAAATCATAACATCGGTGCCCGCAGCGGCCACAGCATTATAAACTATATCTACAGCGTCAAATTCATCCATATTCAAATTTTACTAAAAACAGATTTCAATGTCTCCCTTAGATATTTCTCACATTGAACGTTCGCACCTGAAACGACTTCATACCCTTTAGCTTCCACGGCTGCCGCATATTCCATTCCTGCAACACCGACCAACACATAACCACCAGTATACGACAGTGAGACTTCTTCTGCAAGCCTACGACCTTTGTACTTACCGGTGGTCTTGTCAGTACCTTTGTCTCCTTCTTTGAAGTTCTCTGTAACCACTTCACCGTCTTTAGCTATTATATATCCGATAGAGGAACGAAGATTACCAGTCTGGTCTTTATATGAGCCACTCCGGCGGGCTACTTCGATAAACTTTTCACCTCCTGCTTGCAGGAAAACAAGCATCTTATCTTCTGCTTTACTTTGAAAATGGTCGAACCAGCGTTCCATTTCATCAAAGGTGAATAGGGGAGTCATGCCGTTTTTCATACGTTGATAATTGAATGTGATTGATAAGGTTCCCAACAGATAACCGGTACATCAATACCCTTTGATGCAACTTTCAAACGCAAAAACTTACTATCTGCTGGCGGTTGCATTTTGGAGTAGAAATAGCCATGTACCTGTGTTTCATCACCAGCCGAATTGTGTTTTAAAACAATTCTTCCATCGCTTACCGGGTCGTAGCGTCCGGGGACAGATATTTCAACCGGTTTCCCAGGAACCCATTCACCATTAACTAAGTGCCCGTTAGCCTCAATAGTAACTATTGCTGTATGTGGATACCGTTTTACCATCTGTTGCCAGCTCTCCCTTTGATAATGATTCGTTTCCCAAGTTTAGCAGCTTTCTCCGGCTCCCCGTTCTCTATGTACAGTTGCTTTGCAGTCTGAATATAGAAAGAACGGGGATGAGTGATAGAAAGCCTGTTTTCACTGAAATCTTGAGAGTTTACCATCATGGCATACATATCAGCGACACAAAGACCGACTTGCTTCATGCTTTCAGTAGTACATTCCGCTTCGGGGTTGATACCCCGCCTAACGAAGACTACCTTATCCAAGAAGTCTTCCATATCCCCAATAGATGGATATTCCAGTATTGTTTCTCTGATTGTTGCCATTATAGTTTACTCTTCATCTGTTTTTTCAGTATCTTCATCGGCCGCCCATTCCTTGGCATCAGTTTTCATGATATACATTGCATCAGGATCGTTAACTACTGGGATGGCATTAGCTTCTGCTTTAGTCCACTCTTTGAACGGTTCAAGTTCAGACCACTTGCTGATAAAAACAAAGTCTTTTTTCAGTGTTGTTGCTTTCTTCTTGTACTCGACAGAATGTTCCGCTGCAATAGGACCATGTTGGATGTCACCGCATTGTAAATCTTCCAAAAAACAGATATTAGCGGCTTCCCATGGATTGATCGTAGTGCGATTATGAGAAGCATCTTCAATACGAACAGCCGGGCTCACTAAGACAATTTGAACACCTTCTGTATTCTCTTGTGCAGAGAGATATTCATTGATAACTTTCTTGGAGATAGTCAGCTTTTCTTTCTGATTGATCCAGCCTTTAACTTTCTCGATAACGGCTTTCTGTTTCTTCAATAAAGCAAATCGATCTTTACGCATCACTACGTACTTAATGGTAACACCATCAGCAGAGGCAGAAACTACTGTATCTTCAATGTCTTGCAATCCGTCTGCAGTGTTTGCATTTGCCCAGTCAGCAGCAGAAACCTTTTTATTTTCATTCTTCATACCACAACCAACAAATTCCTCGGTAACAATACCGTTATTATTGCTTGAGTTTAGAGTGAACCCACCTTTAGACATCAGCTGCATGCACCACCATTCGAAACGTCCACGAACAGCGTTATATACAAAGTCCTGATCTTTGAAAGCGAGGTCAAGGATAGATTTCAAATCCGAATCACCTTCACAATCACGGCTAAGTTGCCGGTATTCGTTCCAGTCGCTTTCATTCATACCACGCTTAACGGCAGTCTTGGGGATATCACCTGACATCTTACCTACAACTTCACGTTTCTTTTGCGGTGCAGAAGAATCAAAGCTGATAACGTCTGCAATAACAGGAGCACCTTTCTCTCCGGTCAAAGTTTCCCATTTCAGAGAATCTTTCTGCTTTACACCGAAGAAGTTAGGGAAGAAGACCGGCTTAACTTTACGTGAGTTCAGTCGTGCTCCCATGTTCTTACGGTTCACTTGTTTAATTAAACTTCTTTCCATATATCATTTATTTTAATGGATTAGACAAAACGGATAAAACGGAGCAATGCTTTAATAGCGTCGTCAACAGGGTAGGGCATTACTGCTTCATTAACAGTACCACGCACCAAGAGGCCTGACTGCTGGTTAGCTACGGTCACATCAACCTTGTTCATAGTGATAACCTCCGGGGTATACTTGAACTTTGCAGCTTTGGCAGCAGCTTTAGCAGTAACAAGGACTAAGACATCATTAATCTTTGCGGCTCCAATAGCTCCAGAAAGAGTTATTGTGTCATAAGCTGCATTGGTTTTGTCAATTGCAGAGATTACATCAGAAGCTCCGGTTAAAGCACCACCGATTGTAACAGCTTCCCCAACTTTAAACACATGATTCTTTGCGATTTGAATAGCAACAGCATCGGCAGCCGCGACAGCAGTAACTTTTCCGGTTTTAACAACATGGTAAAGGCCATTAGCATCTTTACCCACAATTACAAGCGGAGGAAGCTCGTCGATGATTCCCTTCAGTTCCGCGCGGGCAATAGTTCCACCGCCCTGAATGTCCTCGATAATCTTTTCGATACCAGGAGCATACTGAAATTCACTTTGTTTTTTTCTGAACATAGCTTTTAATATTAATAATTATTCTTCCAGACCAAGGCTAGCAGTGCCATTATCAGAGCTTTCCTCGTCCTCCATTAACTTTAACCATTCCTGTTCGGTACGTTCTTTGGGCTTATAGGAATTAGGCTTGTAATCACCACCGGCGACTTCATCATCAATAACAGATTGTTTGATTTCGGCAAATTCTTCTTGAAGCTCTTTAATCTGGTCTTCAACAGAAGTTTCAGAATTGACATCAATACGATTGAACCATTTTGCAGGGAGTTTAGAATCTGCAAACAATGCTTTAGCAGATGCCTGCTTCGTAGAAGTAGTGACTGTTGTAGCGACAGTAGAGACAGATGCAGCCAACTCGGAAATCTGTTTCTGCTGGGCTTTCAACAACTTAACAACAGAAGCAGGCAAGCCTTCGAGATCTTCGTCCTCGTCTTCATCTTCTTCGTCATCTTTCGGCTTCTTAGTTTTTTTAGTCTTAGTTGTCTCAATAGGTTTTCCATCCTTCAAACCGTGTTTTTTCTCATAAGCGGCAATAGCAGCATCAATACTGGCTTGACTGCCTTGTTCATTTGATACCAAGTCCGGAAGAATATTATCCTTGAATAGCCCAATATAGTTATCCAGATTCTCTTCACTTTCGATGTCAAAAAGAGCTTGCACCTTGGCCGCATACTTTTCAGGAATTCCAGCTTTTTTCAAAGCTGCTTTGATGGTTGCTAAAATCTTCATACTTTTTTCCTTAAAATATATTGGGAGTAAATTTTTCCTGCTTATATATTTTATTTCAGAACCAAATGCATACATTTGCAATATGGATAAGAAGAAAGAATATAAAGTCAAAGCTAAAGCACTCGCTCTTCAAAATGGATTCGACCAAGTTTCCTACTATGGAGAATGGAATGGCTATTTGGCATATACAGCATCCCGGAAAGAAGACAAGGAGTGCTGTATTGGATATCCTCAATTTATCCTAGTAAAAGATGATACTGCACATCTGGCACCATATATACAATCACCAGATATCATGGGTATAGTTTCCATGCCAAAAGATTACAGCGAGACATTGCTATAATTTTCTCACTATTCCGTTAATAATATCAGTATTCACTAATAAGTTATCTACACGAAGCACATTTACCCCATATTGTAGTTTTATTCTCTTTGATATGTCAGCCCAATTAACAATTTTGCCATTTTGAGGGTCATAAAGAACAATCTTTCCATTAACTAATTTTTCTAAGGTTATGATATGCCCGGAATTTCCACTTTTCCAAGAGAAATCAATATGATATCTTCCTGGTTCTTTTACCAATTCTATAATCTCTTTAGTAAGTGCACTAATATTCTTGCTTTTTAAAGCACCTGTTCTAGTTACATCATATACACCTCCTGCTCTCTTTTTGACAGGTGTTGCCATAGTTTCTGGATCAATCCAAGCCCAATTTGTTTTGCTAGACAGTTCGTAAGGAATATTCCCGGCTTTTTGAAGATTAGGCAATGCTGTTACATCATATCCACGTCGCCTTAATTCGTTTGCAACAACGCATGATTGACAGTTTACACCATATTCATGGCTCTTACTGAAGTTTATATTTCCCTGTAGTTCATTAGCTTCTTCGAAAGTCATTTCCTTACCTCTCTTAATACCAATTTTTTGCTCAATCTTGGTTTGATTGAAGTTTCTCGCAAATCGTTCTTCCCATCTTTTTTGAATATCATTTTTCTCTGCATCAGTTTTGATGCGTTTAGGTCTAGAAACCTTTATAACTTCATTCGTAATAGGTTGGGAAACTATTTCTCTTTGTAGTCCTCCATCATTGGTAAAGTTATCCTTATACCAGAAAGCCGATTGCAATCCATCTTTATTCTCGATGACGAAATCCTTTGCTCCTTGGGGAATGTCTGTAATAACCTGCTCTTTCGGAACTGTGTCATTCAACAGGAAATCAGCAAAGTCTTCCGGTTCCATGGTGATAGGAGTAGCAAAACAGATACAAAAAGGATGAAAGCCTGTAAATTTGAACGTTTTCGGATATTTTCCAATCATCGCATCACAGATCTTACACGGTCCGCGATTATTGGCCGAACGCTGTATCTCAATTCCTAGTATAAAATCCTGTTTACTCCAACGTTCATAGTCTGCACTACGATAAGCTGTGTTCGTAGTTGTAGCAGATGTTCGGAGAGCGTTCTTGTATGCAGAGCGGTATACACCTTGCCCTGGATGATAATCTTTCATCGGTTGTGATAGAACCAATTCACCTTTCTCATTCCGGATCCTACGAAAGCGTTTTTGGGGATTTTGCAAAATTTGCCGTATATCGCTACTGATTCCGTTCGAATTACGTCCGGCAACTACGCCGCTATCAAGATAGAATTCGAGTTGCGATTTCGTTTGCTGTGTAATATTCCAAACCCTATCAGATAATTTGAATCCGTTAGCGTCTATATCATTCTTTAGAGCCTCAAATGCAGATAGGCTATGAGTAAACATTCCATCCTTAGTTGCGCTAGAAATAGACATTCCCTTGATGAACAGGGAAATAAAATCATCATTCTTCCTCTCTGCTCGTTCCCAGCCATCCTTTTGGAATGCGGAAATATTAGCATATAACATTGATTCAAGGTTTAGTAGTTCCCGGTCAACCGCACTCTCTATTCCCTGATTGCTTATCCATACATTGTTTTTCCCCGCATCTGACCATTTACGGAGATACGGGGAAACAGAAAGTATAAACTGATTAAAGATATTGGCTATTACGGCCTGCTGTGCAGCAACTTTCTGTATATGCTGTTTATCGTAGAAAGAAAGTCCAGGCATAGTTAAAGTGTAGCTCCTAGGAATGAGTTGTTTTGAGCTGTATCTTTCTCATCCTGCTTCTTGCGGGCCAACTCTTCTTCAACATTATCCGTATATGGCGAATTTTTAATGATTGTCTCTTTGCTATTAAATTGGGATGCTGTTTCAAGGTTCTTGAGTTCTTCAGCCAGGTCTTGAGGAAGAATGCTGCCGAATTCGACTTCAATATAGTTATCGTTTAGCTGCGATGCATACTTCGTATGCGTGATGTTAGCCATTCCTGCTTGAACTATTGACACAGTACGTTGAACTGCAGGGCCGAAGATTTCCATCTGCTCACTGGCTTTAATTTCCGCGTCAATCAGCATAAATCGGCGAGATGTTCCGCTTAAATTACCTAATCCCATTAACTTATTCATTGATAAATCAGGACTGGAAGCTCCAGAGTGTATGGCGTCGTCCAATTGGTTAAGTTCAAGTGTTACGGATTCGCAGGACTGTTGCCACGCTAAATAATCTGCATCACCGTGATATGATGTACCGGTATCAGGGTCTACTTCCATTCCGAAATTCAATTCTTTGCCTACAGTTTCTTTACTAGGTAAGTTTGCAAGGCCATAGGTTTTTAGAATTGGTTCAGAGAAGTAATCGTTCGTATCGGACAAACGGGAAAGTCTCATCTCTTTTTTATCCATCAAATTAGCAACATCGTCCCAATCAGGACAATCGACCTCGGCATATACTACCGGAATTTTGCCAAAGAGGTTTTTTGTCTTTTTTACAAGCCAAACACCATCCATAACACCGGAGTAGATAGTATCTTTCGTGTATATCTTCACGCATTCGCAAGTACGACCATTAACCTCTGCATTGTATTTATAGAGAAAGCCGTCCATATCGTCGTCTTCATCAAAATGTGGATAGAATTCACATTCGACATTGCCATCTTTAGGAGTAGAGAGGATTTTAACCTTTAGCTGGCTTTTACCATCATCCCGGGTAACCGGATAGAAAACAATAGCAGCTTTGGTTTCAGATAATACCTTGCGAGCAAACTCCTTCAATACTGATTGCATCTTGAGTTTACGCTTATAGATATTCTTAAACTCGGTAAAACCGTTATTGGGGTCTTCGGCTGTGATAGTCATTTCACCACCAAACAAAAAGGCAACAGAGGTACGAACTATCTTCTTTGGTAGATTAGTCACAATTTGAGCGACTTCTACAGTTTTATCCTCTAGTCTTCTTGGCTTTTCTTCTCCAGTATCGGGATCAACCTCTTTTTCTGTCTCTGAATATACAGCGATCTTCTTCGGTTCGCGATATCCGACAGATTCTTTACGTCGAGTCCTGTCGCCATCGTATTCTTCCATATACTCGCGAGGATTGCGGTTCTCGCGTGTATCAACGCATAAATCACCTACTATGCTTCCGAAGTCTTCATTTTTTAGAATATCCTTAATATCTGGCATATACTTTTCTCTTAAAATATATGTTCAGAAAAAAATCACCGACCAAGTGCATTGTTTTGTCCTTTTTTGGCGGTAAAAGTGCCGGAAAAGTGCTGAAAAGTGCTGAAAAAGATATCGTTTCTACAGCTGATGAATCTTATTTCGTTGATAATCACTTAGTTGTGAGAATGCTTTAATGTTGTCTTTTTAAGTTCACTAAATTTATACGTATTTCGCAGAAGCAGAAGCCAATCACGCTTTTGGGTGGATTAGGTTTTCTTGAAACCAGTCACACTGAAAAGCTCTATTCTTAATTTTAATAATAGAAGCAATGAAAACAAATCAATTGTATTCAGTGATTGGCAAAGTAGAATGTTATATTCTGCAAGTTATTAACCATGTTGTATATTGCATGTATCAAGAGCAAGCTAAAGGATGCTCAACGATTGGATGGCTATATGATGTAATAACAACACTTTTTTGTTAATAATGAAAACGAGAATTATCCGCGGCCCACCTTGCGGGTTTGCTTTTTGAGGTTTAGACCGATTGCTTCAGCAAACTCTGCAAGGATTGTCATGCCATCCGGAGCATCGTCATGAGCGTTATCACCCTCGCGCTTGTAACTGGTAAGAGCTTTCATGAAACGACCGTAGTCTGAACCTTTGGCGTACTCTGATTCATCAAGGAAAGCGCAATGTTTCTTTATCCATCCAGCTTTCATGATGATACGTGTAGGTTTGTGTTGTGTTGTAGGACGAGCCTGTATTTCACATGCTTTCTTTTGTTCTATTACCATCTTACGGACATGGATAGCAAATATGCGTCCACCGTTGTTTGACTCAATACGCATTTGATCGCATCCCGTATCTATAACCATTTGCGCCAAGCGAGGCTCTGTTATTTCTACAGGATCTTTGGTGAAAAGAACATCAGTGATAAAGTATTTTGGACCGAATACTTTTGCGAATGGTGCACAGAAATCGTCATCTCCTTTATCTGCAGTATCACAGCCACCGATTACACCATCAGCTTTCTTTCCTGCAATATCAATACTCTTAAAGCGCATAAGAGAAGATTTAGGGAACAGTAAACCTTTGGCTTCAAACGGCTCCTGCATATACTCGGCCATCCAGATACTTTCATCTGTTTCAGAACGCAATTCCTTGTAATATTCTGTAGTATGTACATCGGCGCAGAAAGTTGCGTCGTTCTCATCCAGCGCAGCAATACGAATGATTTCATTGTACTTGCCGGCTTCTTCCATGCGTCCGAGGACATCATTAGAAGACCAGCGTGTACCGATGTCGATCATGCAGCAGCTTCCTTCAATACGGGAATCGTGTGTACCTTGTTTCCAAGACCATACCTTCTCGTTATTATTGTCGGATAATGCATCTTCCAGGCTCTTGTATAAGTCGTCGGTCATGGCGAGCATAGACGCACCGAAGCCGATCACGGTACCGCCAACACCGCCACCGAAATAAGATACCTGGCGAGCGCCTTCCACATTCCAGCTCTTCACATTCTGTTTATCACCTTTCAGATGAATATCAGGGAATATCTCTTTGTAACGCTTAGATTTTACAATATCACGGGTATCGTATGACAGCTTATTGTAAAGAGTATCAGAGCAACAGTTACGCATTACAGATTCTTCCGGGAAGTGACCGTACATCCAGGCTATAAATAATGAGGAAATATAAGACTTACCGGCACGTGGCGGCATACTGACAGCAAGGCGGTAGATAATATTCGCTAAGTACGATGAATATACACGCATAAATGCTTCTGCAATTCTTTTCAGAAACAGACGTTTGGCGAAGAACTTAGGGTCGTAGTATAAGCAGAAAGCCCAGAAATCATTCCGGGCTTCACGCTTACGAAGTATAGTCGCTGCTTTCGCTCGCCTAAGTAATATTTCTCTCTCACTCTTTTTCGCCACGTACGATAGCTGTTAATTGTTCATCTGTCATTGATTCTAGTTCATCGCTAAGATTCACATTTGCGTCAATCTCTTTGCGATCACGCCATTTCTCCGGCTGCCGGTTCTTTAGCCAAAAGATTGCAGCTGTCGTATCAGGTGGGTAATGCTCAATATATTCTTTTGAGTCTGTTATTCTTCCTTCGGATGTTGCAAATTTTGTCGCCTTACAGTCATAGCCAATAGCACGATTATAAAGACGGGATGCAACGTTAGCATCTGCAATATTCTTTCCCTTTTTTAGGGACTCAAGAAATTCGGGATAGTCCTTTTTCCATTTGTTCAATGTTTGTTCGGAAACAGAGAAGAATTCGGCTAGCTCTTTATCCGTTGCACCCAACAAACAAAGCTTTAGGGCCTGATCGGAGAACTCTATTCTGTATTCCGATTTACGCCCTCTTTTTTTCTTTTCAGCCGGATTCTTCTTCTCTGTCATAAATTAACCATAACTAACAAACTGTGATAATTCAGCCCTCAATTCAGGCAACTTTCCATTATCAAAATAGAAAGAAGAATGCATTTTTCCTGCTTTTTTCACACCGCGCATCGATTTGCAGAGATGTTCACCCTCCATAATTATTCCAACAGCTAGCGGTGGGTGTTCTTTTCCGAGTGCATCCACTATCATCATAACGACGTCTTGAGCTAATCTCTCCTGTACCTGTAAACGGGCTGCACAATAATCGATAACACGGCCAATCTTTGAGATACCTAATATGCTTCCTTCCGGATTAGGAATATAGGCAAACCAATACTTTCCGAAGAAAGGCATCATGTGGTGCTCGCACATTGAGTAGTAGGTACCAGAGTCTGCTACTATGCTATTAAAGGATAATCCATCTTTACCATTTGGGAAAATTGTTACTTTCGGCGCCTGTTCTGGATCGTACCCGCGAAATAGTTCTTTCCACATTCTAACAATACGTTCCGGTGTTCCTTTTAATCCTTCTCGTTCCGGATTGTCACCAATGTACAATAAGATTGTTCTTACTGCACATTCAATATCTTTTGTGTCTGTAGACTTAGTTTCCATTTAGGGTGTTTTTTTACGTAGTTAATAACTTCTTCTGTGTTTTGGCAGGAGCATGGTTGTAGATAATACACGGCTGCTGTCATTGCTTCATAGGCTGATAGGTCCTGTCCTGTATATACGACCTTTATTTCATGAGGATTGACTATAATAACCTTGCTACTTTCTTTAGGCGAACAAGTCACCCAGTCAATGTTTCTTGGAATAGGGACGGTCCCGTTTGTCTCTATCTGAACGAACTTCCCTGCCTGATGGAGCTTATTGATAAATTCTCGATCTACCTGCAATCCCGGCTCGCCACCGGTCAAAACGACGAAGCGGGTAGGGTAGAAGCAAATCTCTTTGATAATTTCCTCATCTGACATTTCTCTTCCGGAAGAATGTTGTGTATCACAGAAGGGACATTTCAAATTGCATCCGGAGAAACGAACGAAAACAGCAGGAGTACCAGTACGATAACCTTCTCCCTGAATACTATAAAAAATCTCATTTATCTTTTTCATACCACGCAATATTATTTTCTGATTCTTGTACCATTACTTTAAAACATCCCGGTACCTGACCGCAAATCCATTTTGCCATATTCTCCGCAGTTGTATTGAATGGAAGAACCTCATTCAGATTCTTGTGGTCCAACTTATCTTGTATTTTTTGTTTGATATGGCTGAAATCAATTACCATTCCATCGGAATTCAGGTCTTTTGCCTGGCACCAAACAATTATAATCCAATTGTGCCCGTGCAGGTTCTGACATTTACTCTCGTAGGATAGCTTCAAGCTATGTGAAGCTGAAATCTCAATACGCTTTTTTACTGTATACATAATTTTCATCTTTGGTTACCTAATAAATAATCATATTCGTGCAGGCTTAACTCGCCTGCTAAACATACTTTTGCCAACGTGAGTTTAGAACAGGAGTTGAATCTATATTTAGTTATTAGCTGGTCCACATTTCCGGCATAAAACTCCAACAGTTTAGATTCATCCAAATCTCCGATATACTTCGGTATCTTTTTTCCATTAATGACAAAAGGCAATTTTGGCCATCTTACGATTGCACTCCACGTCGTACTATCAGCACTTGTGCAAAAGCTATTCTCTTTCAACATCTTCGATTCGGTACACCCTAACAGATGTATGTCAATTTGTGGCTTTCTTTGCTTGATATACCTAGTCAAATGAGCAACATCTGTTTTATAGGTACAACTCTTGTGTATTCTTAATTCAGGAACGCTTATCGCAATGTAATCGGAGAAATCAATCATACGATTTAGGCCTTCCTTTCCATCTTCCAAATGAAAGACATTGATTATCCTGTTATTGGGAAGAAGGCGTTTCATTTCTTTTCTAAAAGACCATGCCATTTCCGGAGAGAGGATCTTCTGACAGTCTACTTCAACACATGTACCTTTGAAGCCCGTTTCCTTCACGAAATCAACTAACTTCAACATCCAAGTGTACAGGAATGCTTCGTCTCGCTTTCCTTTATCAGCTCCAAACATCAGAGTAAAAAGCCCAGAATCCATGATTACATGTTCACCAAGGGAAGATACTAATGAAGGAATGATATTGTTCCTATTCCTATTAGAAAGTTTCCCATTCAGTATCTGCTTTACGAATGGATAGCAAGTAAATAGGAAGTATTTAACTCCGACAGAATGAAGCGCTGTTAGCTTGTCTAGGTTCTCGCATCCGGCAAAATGGACTTTCAGATTATCTTTGAATAATGGATCCACCGAAACCGTCCTCCAGTACTTTAGCTTCCGACATTTCTGGAAAACGATTTAAAAGCCACGTGGCGACATCTTCACACGAAAATGAACCGAACTCACATGGTGACCCAAATTCTTCCTGTAAATTGGCCGCAAGCTGTTCTTGCATCGTATTAATTTCGATTTCCCTGTTATTGTGTGACACTTTGAACTCACAACTGATAATGAATACATGCCGATGACGTTTCGATAGATATGCGCACGAAGCGGGAGCATCCGGATAGGAGTGAAATCCGATCACTTGATTATGTGTTATGACCTTTTTAATCATGTTTTCCCTCCTTCTCGTGCACGTTTTTACCACAGAAAGGACAAATCAAAACCTTTTCTTTCTTGGATACCAGCTGTGTACTTCCACTAAAGAAATCATCTAATTTATCTTCATCGATGTTGAAGTTCGGAATATCCAGATTCCAGTCACCTAGCTTATCAAGGCCGATGTCCTCAACAATAGCAGAGAAGTTAAAATGAGAAGTGTCGGAAGTATGATTGTCCGCTAAGGCAAGCAACCTTCTTTTTTCATCTTCCGTAGATAAGTCGGTACGCTTAATAACGACTAACTCTTTACCATCGGACTCGATAATCCGTACTTTGAGTCCTAGCTTTTGAGCTTCCTCATAGACACCGTTTCCAGCGATTAACACACTATTCCGGTCAGCCAACACGGACCGACCGGCTCCACATTCAACAAGGCTTTTGTGGATAAGCCGCTTGTTTTCGTCCCCATGGATACGATAGTTCTGGGGATCAATTGTAATTTTTTCTTTTTCTTCCATGACCAAGGAATTTCAATTAAAATATAGATTCCTCGGTTATTTCCTTTCATAATTATTCGATATTGAAAATGTTTCGTTCTAGATTATAAATTCTCTATTGAGATAGTCTACAATGTTATTAAATTGACTAAATATTAATGATGCAACAGTTGATTGTGTGTTCCAATGAGATAGGTCAAAATCAATAATTTGATTATCATTACAGCAGTTGTAAATAGGATTACATTGATGCCAATCTCCAACTCCATATGTTGTTCCTTTATAAAACAAGATATTTATTTTGTTTTTATCAGCTTCAAATATAATATTGTTGTTGAAAAGGGGGGCTAGTACCCAGTATTTCCCAACTATTTTTATAAGCTCACTGTGGTTATAGCCCATTGCTAAGCTATTAATGTTGAGCTTAAATATTTTCAATAAAGCTAATAGTTTAGTAAAGTCTGAATCAGAAGTGATATACATTCCCGACAATTTTTGATTTAACTCAATGCTTTTTACTCTTATTAAACTGTTTATTTTACTTACGCGCTCCTTTATAATGCGCAAATTATTCTCTATCGTCTTCTCTTTATCTATGGATGCCATAATTATTTCTGATAAATTGTCGCAAATCTTTAGATATTTCAATAGGCTCTTGTCTAACAATGTATTAATAATATATTCTTTTATTTTATCCTTTAAAGAATAATTATATTCTTTGTTATTTGAAAACTTACTTATATATCCTATGAAATCTGTACTTTTTCCATAGACATGGGAATATATATTTTCAAGATTATTAATATCGCAGACAGTGACTATTTTATCTAAACAAAACTTGTTATTTCCACATGTTTTATCAAATTCTACCAGTCCAGGAGTATATCTATCAAAATGAGCAGAGAAAACATTGAGCATCCTGAAAATGTGGGCAGGATCTATTCTATCAAGATCTTCTATAATTAATGCAACCTCTTTTGTTGGATTCTTCTTTTTAAATTCTCGAATGATGTCATAAATTAGTTGTGAAATAGTATCAAATTCATATATTGAACCTTTTAAAGAATCGAATTTGGTGATATATAATTCTGATGTTTTATCAATTGACTTAAATTGTTCTTTATATGTTGCAAATTTATCCTTTACTTCTTTGAGCTTTTTAATAACATTGCTAATATTAATGTCAATTCCATAGATGTTTATATCTGGGATTATACTCAAAATATCCAAAAGCTTATCTTCTTGGTTATTTGTGAAAAAGTAATAGAATAAAGAAGCCGTATTCAATTCTATTTCATTGATATTAATCTCCTCACTTGAAAGTAGTTTAATTAATATATCCCTTTTTATCAATTCAAATATGTCTTTATTATCCATTACTTGATAATTTACAGGATATATTGGAATAAACAGATAATCATCTGAATATTCTTTAATAAAACTCCTAATAAAGTAGCTTTTCCCATTACCAAACTTAGCAGATAATATACATCTTGAATTAGCATCAAGATATTGTTTAAAGTCCTTAAGATAAGGTTCGATTGGAATCATGTTTTCTTCTGTATTCATCTCCATATTATTTTTCTTTCAAAAGTAATAATATTACAAATTAAAACAATGAACTTCCATTAATTTTCTTTCTTATAAGTTCTTGTACTCCGTTATATATCTCATATAGCTGCTTTAATGTCTCCGGGCCTTCCCATTCAGAGAAATTTCCATCTTGGAAGAAATGAAACTCAAACACTTGTGCGGCTAAATCTCCGAGTTCCAAGCTTTCAAATGTATCTCTTACTAAATGCAGCCTGTCTAATATTTCAGCATTTCGATCTACTGAATCATCTGGAATATCCTCGATATCAAGCCTCGAATAATCTACATTATCATCCACTGGTAAAGGTTTGTATCTACTTCGGTACTGTGAAGTAGGAGAGGATGCGTTCAACTTTATCATCTTCAAAACAAAGAAATCAAGCTCTGTATAGCCATTTTTCTTTGTGTCGAGTAATTTATCAAGTAGCTTGCTTTGTTTCTGAAGGAGCGAGCATATGACCTCATTTAGGACATCTGTTGCCTCGTCTGAAATACCAGCAAGCCCACAATGATACAAAGAGTAATCAAGCCATCGCTCGTAGCGCTTAGTTATGTAATTATTTACTGCTTCACTTGCCATATGCATAAAGATTTTATATATTTGCTGTTCCTAATAGCAATATAAAGCTTTATGCTTATGAAAGCGGTCGGTGGTGGTACGCCGGCCGCATTTATTTTTCCAACTCTTTACCCTTGGCAATGTTGTAATTACACAAATACATCCCGATATCCATTTCGGCTACATCAGGGGGAGGAGTACTTTCACCGTAAATCTTACGTAGAGCCTCTTTATTGCCTCCCCATGCTTTCCAAAGTACCTTGGGCTCATACTTATCAGGCAGATATGGAAATAGCTCACAGAAGGTCTTGAAATCCTGTTTTGCTTTTTCTCGTCCTCTTCTGGTATTTTGAACTCCCGTAACGATATCTTTAATCAAGTTCTCGTTACGCGCATAGCCAGTTTCAGCCTTTTTTCGTACAAGTTCATTTTCTCTATGCTCAATCTCACGGCGTCTGTCTTTGCAAAAATCGGCAAGCGCTACCATGATAGCTTGATTGTTGATTTTCGTCCCCCATACAAATTGTCCTCGGCTGCCATTTTTTAGCTGGGAGAAGAAAATGCATAACTCGGCTAAATTCAGGTACCAGTAGCTGGATAGTATCGACAAGGCTGTTTCCGCTAGTTGGGCATTGGTTAACTCTACACCGGCATATCTCAACACTGACTTCAAATGTTCAGTGATGATTTCTACCGATATCGAGTTGCTAAAACTCCTGTTTACATCTGTCAAAGTAGGTATATTCTCTGCATTAGCCACGTCAGACAATGAAACATTACAGTTCAACTGCGCGACTGTTCCACTCCATTCAGCGACCAATTGAGAGGCCGTCGATCCAGTTTGTAAGGCTTGCTGGATCGGGGTTAGTTCCTTTCGGATTACTGCTGTCTCCCGGACTATCTGCAACGGGCTTAGTACCGCCTGCAGTCCTGTTTTTATTAGTTCTCCGTTCATCTTTCTTGTTTTTAAGTTCAAATATTAACCATCGGGCAAAGTGAGACATCGCATCTTTAGGTGACTTCGCTGTTTCCCCCTCATTTTGCAATTTCATAAAAAACTTCTCCAGATACCCATAAAAGGTTTCTAGCGTGAAGTCAGGGTTGCCGGAAGAACGAGTATTCATCGTTACTGTTTCCGCCCATGACCGATTTGATTTCAGTTCAGTATAACAGTCGTCTAAAGTCTTATCGAAAAAGCTATCTTCTGGGAATAGTCCTCCCATGTGCGCGTATGAGGGAGAAGATTTTCTTTTATTTCCTTTACTTTGTTCATTATCATCTACATTTATTGAGTTATTGGAGTCATTAATCGAGTTATTGACGTCATTAATCCAATAATCAGAGATAATCTCAACATCTTTTCTTTTGGAAGTGCAACTTTTAAATCGATTTTGAATACCATGCGAAGACAAAATATGGAACTTATTATACAGGGTATTATCGAATAATTCTACTTGTAGGGCTTTCTTCACAACTTCACTTACAGCGCCCTCGGATACCCCGACTATATCAGCAATATCAAAAGGCATTTCTTTGTCCCACACGATGTAATACCCTTTGTCTTTGTAGATATTACATAGCAGGCAAATTAGTATAGTGACGGAATTCGGACCACAAGCATTTATTATCTTGCGTACTTTTCTGTCAGATAAGAAATCTGTATCTAATGGAAAATAATCTAGTCCCTGTTTTAATGGTCTTGCCATATTTGGATTTCTTTATGCCGTCAGTTTCTGACGTATTAAGTTCATATTCTTTTTTACGAGTCCGATAATACGATTATGGTACTCGGTATTACTATTGCAGGCTCCACGGGACTGAACAATACTAAAGGTCTTTAAATTGACCTCTACGGTCTCAATATGTTTCTTGCCGATTCGAGCAGAAAGAATGAGTGAATCCTTTTCTTTATAGTATTTATTTGTAAAGACGCAATGGTGCATGATTTCACCTTCTTGTTGAAACTCTTCAAGACTTTTGAGCGGTACTACAACTATTTTACCATCAGACATTTTTATATCAAAGAACTTCGATTTTTCTTTGATATAATTCTCTGCCTCCTTCTTGAGTTTAAGCAATTGTTTCATTTCTTTAGCCTTACGTTCTTTCTCATCATCACGCTTCTTCTTCACCATATACAAGTCATGAGCTTTTTTCAGATCTTTAGGGCAGACATAATGGGCATTATGCAAATCCTTACGATAATGTTCAAGTAGTTTTAGATAATCAAACCACATGGGAACATCCTTAATCCGATATTTATTTCGAAGACAAATTTTAATAGACGGCCAATACATATCAATCTTGTAACGGTGTCCCTCGAAATGATCTATTAATTCATAACGTCTTGCCTTTAGAAGTGTTTCAGCCTTGGGAGAATGGGGAATTATATTGGTAGCAGTAAGAAATGACATACCGCGTAATTTACAATCTATACCCATTTGAATATACTTAGGTCTAAAGACGGAGGCTGGATGATAGCGTTCACAATAAACATCATTACTACAACTGTAATAATATGATCCAACAACTTTATTACGTATCTCCAAATCTCCACACCATCCACAATGTCCCGTATTGTTAGCACGAGCTACTACCTCCCGGTTGCCATCATCTTTTATCCAATGTTGCAGTATCTCACGAATAAAATAACGAGGATTCGCTTCTGCCTGATAGTAAGCAATCAATTCAAAGCTTCGGATAACTTGGAATTCTTCACAAATTTCCGCTTTGGCAATAAACATCGATTGTTTGTCTGTACGCTTCCTTGACTGTTCTATCTTCAAGGATGCACCACAATGAGGACAAATAGCACGCTTACGTTTTACAAGTTCTGGAGAGAAGCGCTGCCCGCACTCCATACATATAACACGTGACTTGGTTGCATATCCTATATGTTTTAAACAATCGCTTTTAGCCCAGTCAATCATCATATTCTCAATATTAGGTAACTGGCTACTTAAACCTGCTACTCTAAACTGTAGTTTTGTTCTTGGTTTCATAGGTCTTCAAATAATAAAAATTGTCCTGATGGTATTTCTGTTTTCTTCCCTTTACGCTTATTAGGGGAAGAAGTCGGCTTTTTAGTTTCCGGTTGTTCTGTAGCTGCTTCTTTTTTCGCATTCCCGGTTGATACCTTATAATTTGATTGCTTACTTACTTTGATATTATCTTCATCGTAGTAATGAACAGCAAGCCCGAAGACTTCATCGTCAGACATACATACAGCGTTACCACCGCATTTTTTAGCTTCACCTATAATGTAATTGCAACATTCATCTATATTCTTGTTTTGCTTCGCAAAAGAGGTGGCAAAGAGGGAATCCCTCTTTGCACGTTGCTCTAAATAAGATTGAATAACCTGTTTGAATGATTGATTCTCTTTTCTCATAGCATTAATAATTAATTGATAAAGGCATTAATAGATAAGTAAGGCTACGAACTTCTTCATCGCAGCGGGTAAAGATTGAGGCTTTCGACGGATCGCTCATATTGATAGTAATATCTTCCGAGGGGATATTATTGATCATTTCTATTAAGAAACTGCTCTTATAGCCTATTTCAATGTTACAACCAGACTGCAGAGTTACCGTTTCTTCAGCTGACCTGGAAAAGTCTAAATCACGAGCTTCAATTTTTAGAGAGCTGGGATCAAACTTGAGTACTACTAAAGATGAATTTTCGTCACAGAATACAGATACACGTTTTAGAGCTGATACTATATCAGCTTTCTTTAATACTGCACGATTGGGCTGTTTTTGAGGAATAACAGCACGGTAATTGGGGAACCGGCCTTCGATCATACGACAAGTTAACCGGTATGATTCAAATTCAAATAAGATATTGGTCTGATTTACCGAGATCTCTGCTTCTAAGCAATCTTCCGGAACAATATTAGAAAGGAGTTTTGCAAACTTACTTGGCAGAATAAATGCTCCACGTTCTTTTCGTGTGTAAGGTGACGGATTTTCAATCATAGCCAAACGAGTTCCATCTGTTGCGACAAATGACATAGAATCCAGGCCTATATCAAAATAGACTCCATTCAATACCGGACGAAGTTCGTCATTGGCACTACAAAATAAGACTTGTTTTATTCCATATAATAAGTCGTTACCTGATACTAAGAATGGGGTAGCAGTATTATCTGTATTCATGGATGGGTATTGATCTCCCTTTTCAAGTGGTATTGAGAATTTTCCATTGACATACTTAACAATCAATTCCTTTTCAAGTATAATTATAACTAGTGGTTGCTCGGGGATCTCTTTTAGTCCGTCTAGTAATGTTTTGGCATTAGTCATGAAAGAGTAACTGATAAAGTCTGCGGTACCATCAATATTGGTAGATATACGTCCGCCTTCTTCACCTGCTGTAACTAAGATGATTCCAAATTCGTCGATGACAAACAAAAAGTTGTCATAGGCCGGCAATGAATTTTTGGGCTGTATGATTCGCCCGATTGATTTCAGCTTATCCAATAAAGCTGTTTTTGAAACTGTTATTTCCATGCGTCATTGTTTTTTATGGCGCATAACATAGAGAAGAGAAGGGATTCAGTAATATGAAGCTGTTGAAGTTTATAGAAACAACAAAAGCCGGATAAAAACATTGTTTTATCCAGCTCGACACCATTATGTTTGCAAATATAGAGAGAGTTTTTTAATTTGCAAACGTTTCAGTCTTTTTTTTCTTCTTTTTTTTGCAATAAATCCAATACAGCGCGATTTGCCTTGTCGCAAATACTATAATCTATATCAATGTAAATATCAGCCATTTTATAGTCATTGTTCACATGGCCAAGACAGAAGTCGATGTCAGCTTTTGGTACTCCGGCTTTATTTCTTGCTAAACTAGCCCATGTGTGGCGCGCCCAATTAGTAGTAACTTTAAAATCAATCTCTAAATTCAAGCAAATGTCTTTCAGCCCACTATTGATTGCACGCATGAAATTGTTCAAGCTGCAATAGTTAGTATGAAAGTAGGAGAGGAAATACCCTTCTGTATATTTATCAAGAAGTGTGCGAAGTTCCGGTTCGATCTTTACGGAAAGTGGTACCTGTTCGTGATTCTTATCCGTATTCGTCTTTGAACGTGTATATTCTAACCTTCCGCGACGTTCGCACGAAATACTATAAAGGTCGTTGATGTTAACTCCCATCATGTAAAACATCATCATAAAGACGTCTCGTGCCATATTAGTGCGTTTTTTATCGGACTGGAAATCTCGAATTCTTAATAAGGTATTGATGTCTATATTCTTTCTTTTTCTTCGATACTCCGGAATCTCTGCCTTTTTAAACGGATCACCAGGTATTCTTATGATATCGAAGTCCTCGTTGTTATAATAGAGTTTGGCTTTGTTGTATAATGCTCTTAAGCCTCTAAGATAATGGCTTATTGTGCCAGGTTCTAGCGGAATACCTGAGGGGCCTGATTGATACAGGTCTTTTATCATCTTATTTAGCAGGAATGAGGTGATTAGCTTAATATCTATCTTTTTCCTTTTCGTGTACCAGCATAGAGTATCGATAGAAGAGCTGTACCATTCGGCTGTTTTCTTCTTTTTCGTCTGAATTACTGTGTTTTGAGCGAATTCTACGAAGTCTATAAATTCAGCATCAGGAGCGAGAGATTTTTCTATTTCCTCCTTGAGATCCATGCAAGACATGAATTGTGTTCTATCTTGCCCCAATTTTAAATATTCTCTCCGGATCTTCTGGATATACGCATTTATTTCGTATTCTATCATTTCTCCGTTTGTCACTCCCGATAAGATTCTTCCGGATTCGTCCATGTTTTCAGGGCGGATATAATAAGCGGTAGATATATACTGTGACTCTCTATTATGATATATTCTAATCTTTATATTAGATGTTCCATCTAGTTTTATTTGTCTTCCAGTTTGGAAAACAACTGCTTTAAATGTTGCCATATACTGTTTTAATGTTTTTTAAAGGTTTAAAATGCATTAAACAGCTTGAATCGGGGTTATTTGATGGGAAATTGCTTTAATTTCCCCTAAACGAATGTAAATAGAGAAACTTGTTCAAAGATAGTTCAAAGAAATCCCCTCTTTATTTGTCCCAAAACGGGGTATAATTGTGTCTAATTTACATAAACGAAAAAAGCCGATACAAACTGTATCAGCTCAACACCATTCATTTTTTCTTGACTTAAATTTTTCGTCGGGGTAGCGGGATTCGAACCCACGA